ATTGTCCTAAGGCTGCTAATGGGGTAAACAATCCTGCTCCTGCTGTTCCTAATAATGCTCCTGTTCTTACGTCTTGTAATAACTCTTGAAGCGATTCTGCTTCTGAATACGGTATTGCTGCTGTCCCACTTGTTACACCGCCTATGCCTAATTGAGTTGCAAATTTTTTTAAAGGAGACATTTGAGATATGCGATTTAGTGCTGATTTTCCTAAAGGAGATTCCGCTAATCGTTTAGTTCCTACACCGCCTGTCAGTAAACCTCCTCCTATCTCTGGCAATGTGCTTAATAAAAAAGGTGCATCCTCCCTATAATTTGACATTGCTTCTCTGAAATGTTGTTTTGCATCTTGCCCGCGAGTTAAACCCACAATGTCATCTAGTAATCCAATAGTTGCACCTTGCGTATAATTCATCAAAGTTCCGTATGCAGGAACTAATGCTGGATCAATACCTAACGATTCAAATGTTGCAGTAGATTTTGGTGATACACTATCTTCAACAACAAATGATTTAAAGTTACTTGCGTTTAATCCCGGATATTTTTGTTGTGCTAAATTTAACAATACTATATCGCTTGTTACATCTGGATATTCTTGTCGTAATTTGTCATAAATAGTTGTAGCCATAATTTTCTCTTTATATTTTTAACTCGTTAAGTGTTTTTTGCGAGTCTTCTATTGTTCTTAACATAACTCTTTTTAAGCGATTAACTGTGTTTTGTATAGCTTCATCTTCAGAATTTGCAGATAATTGACCTAAGTTATTAACTAACAATCCCAATTCTTTTTCACTTAAAGATCCTAATCCTGTTGCTCCTGTTGGACTAGATTTTCTTAAATCATTTAGTGCGTCAAATGCTATTGCTGATTGTAATCCTGATAACGCATTACTTGCCGAAACATGAAGTTGAGGATTAAAAAGAGTTTGTGCTAATCTATCTCTATTTGAACTACCAAATGCAGAATCAGCTACTCCTACTTTTATATATTTTTCTACGTCTGCTATAAGCTCTAACGTTATTTGTGCTTTTGTCATTGCTGCGTTAGCTTTTGTTATTTTTAAATCTTTTTCTTTTTGAGGGGCTGCTTCTATTTCTGCTAATGTTTGTTTTGCTTCTTCTTCTTCAGCACGTTCTATTGCTGTTGGTTCTTTCTGTTTTAATAAACTTGGATTGCGATTGCCGTCTGCTACAAACGCTGCAACAGACTCGTCCGTATAATTGTTTTTTAAGGTAATAATTTCTGCCGTAGTTAACGGTTTTGGTGCGCCTCCGCCCATCAATTTTACTGCACCAGTAATATCATTTCGACTTGCTGCTAACATTGCTGCAGGGTTACTTCCAAACAGTTGGTTTATTCGTTCATTAAATAATTTTTCTTGATCTAATGCCTGTTTTTGTTTTTCTATTTCAAGTTGGGTTTTTTGAAAATCTAACAAAGAAGCCGCGTTGGCTGCTCTCATTTTACGATTGTCTACCAATTGCTGAGAATACATTTGTGTTGCACCTACAAGCGGATTTAATAAACTTTGCAAAAAACTTCTGCCTGTGCCTCCACTTGGATTTGCAAGAATATTTGCCGCATAATTTAAACCG